TGGAGGGCTATCATGCTCGCAGATCCTCAGTCCGTTACGGTCAACGCCGTCCCTATCTCCCTCCCTCGGGTGGGAAGTGACAGGACTAGCGCCGACTATACGTCTGCTGATGGGGCCTCGCAGCTCCGTGTTCAGCAGACAACGAACGCGTCTACTCGTAGTACCGTGATTTCCCTGAAGACTAACAAAATCGCAGCTGACCCCGTCACGGCGGTCAACTCGCGTAAGTCTCAGATTATCACGATCTCGGCTCGAGGTCCTATCGATGGGTTCACACTCACCGAAATCAAGGACCAGCTGGTCGGTCTGTGCACTGCACTGACCACCTCGAGCGCTGCGCTTGCTACTAAGATTCTGGCGGGTGAGAAGTGACGGACACCGGGACGCTTGTCCTGGTCTTCGGCACTATCACCGTTAGTCTCCTCGTATCCTTTGCTATTGCGGCCATGACGGTCGCTATGCAGCGGAGAAGCGCAGTCTGACGTATGAAATGTGGTTGTGATAGCTGGACTCGACCCTCGAAAGGGGCAAGATGAAAAGCCTATTACAACTCCACCTATCCGTCCTGTTTGATATAGGACGGCACTGCTCGATCGACATCACGATGGACCACAAAACAACCGTGGTCCGTTATGAAGATGAAGGGGATGGCTACTTGACCATCCTCTTGCCACAGCTCGGTAAGGCCCTCGAAAGGGGTCTCGAGCAAGGAATGTGGCCAGCTCAAGACGTGTCTCCTACATGGAAACACGTCCGGGGACTCCCCGCTTACTTGCGAGGTTTTCTCAGCCGTATCTTCGATGAAAAGAGTGGTGCTTTGTTGGAGGACCCCGATGCACAGTGCATCTGGGCCGTGAGGCAGTTTACCTATCTCACACATAAGGTTGAGCGCGCATGCACCCCCGAAAGGGAACGTGCTGCGTTCGATGCCTTTGTCTCCACGGACAGAAGTCTGCTTGGTCTCCCTGGTCGTCTTGACCCAGAGAGGTTGGATACCTTTCTACGGATATCACGCAGACTATTCGGACGAGTTTTCCAAGAATGTGACCATAAGGTCGCGTCCTGGGAGCTTATTCCGAAGCATGGTCCTGGTGCAGTCGCCGAACGATCCTCACAACTGGATCGCAGGGACTACTCCTACTGGCATGACCGGTTGGAATCGGTCTTCCCGTCCTGGAGATACACCTCGAACTCGATTTACTCGAGCTCACCCATGTCTGTTCCCATTACAGCCGAGCAACCCGTGAGGGTCGTGGCTGTGCCCAAAACCCAATCAACACCCAGGATTATCGCTATAGAACCTTCTGTGATGCAATATGCACAGCAGGGACTTAAGCGTGAACTCTATGAGCTGATCGGGCGAGGACCCTTAAGTAAGGTCCTCGGGTTCCAAGACCAGGAACGGAATCGAACGATGGCTGCAGTCGCGTCGTCTAATCAACGACACGGCACGCTAGACCTCTCGGAAGCTTCCGACCGGGTTCACTGGTACCTTGTACACAGGATGTTAGAGCCATTCCCGCACCTTGCGGAATTTGTTCTGGCTACTCGTAGTGTACGGGCTGATGTTCCCTTCCACGGGGTAATACCCCTGCAGAAGTTCGCATCGATGGGATCTGCTCTTACCTTTCCATTGGAGGCGATCATTTTCACGATCCTCTCCGTGGCCGGGATAGAGCAGGCCGAGCACCGCCGAATCCTCCCTAGGCAGTTGCCTGGGGTCATCAGCGTCTATGGGGACGACATCATTGTCCCCACAGGTGCGGTCGATCACGTGATCGATTGGCTTGAACACTTCGGTGCCAAAGTTAATCGACGCAAGTCCTTTTGGAACGGAAAGTTCCGGGAATCTTG